CCCTAACCAAGCCTTCGACCAAGAATCAAATTCTCTCGTTACATACAAAGTCATAGACGGAGAGGTTATACTATAGCCATGCTAAAACTACGGGAGGTTTTATGTTAAAACTCGGAGCTAAATGTAACGTCTGTAAGGCCATTAAACAGAACAAAGACCTGGTGAAGGAAATCTTCAACACCACGTACTACCTAAAAGATAACAACCATACCTTAAAAGATGTCTACGAGCGGCATTTAAACGAAGGCTGGTCATACGACTCACTAAAGAACCACGTAAAACGCCACCAGTTCATGAATGAGAAGGACTTCAATAAACGTACGCTCCAGAAGATTAAGAAGAAACACTTAACCATTTCACGTGAAAAGACCATTGAAGCTAATGATGTCTGGCAGGAAGTTATCGATAAAGGTATGGAGGACATACGTGAGGGTCGAGTCGTTGTCAAACCAGAAGCCTTACTCAAAGCTGCTAAAGATAAATCAGACTATGAATTAAAAACTAAAGACCAGGCTCTCGCCTATGCGGAAATGATCTACCACTTCGCATCAGGAGAAAGTAACGAAAGTAAACACTATGATAGACGAATTATTGAAGGCGAAACAGCAACAAGTTACGACCCTACCCAAGGACTTGCAGGAGATACTAGTGAAGGGGAGGACGGATCCAGTACTGTTCATTACCCACCTACTTGGGATGCCCTTACATAACGGTCAAGTTCGCTACTTACGAGAAACCACCGCCTTAAAAACTAAAGTAAACGTCTTAGTCCCCTCCAACCGTTGGGGTAAATCTACTATGGTGGCCTGTCTACAGATATGGTACCTGTTCTATAAGTTCGGGATACCTCCTGGTAATCGTAAAACATGGTTCAAGGCTGAGTATCGCACGGCTAATGTCGCCCCACAGAGCGCTCTTGTTGAGCCAGTCTTCAAATACATCGACCAAATAATGACCAGTAGATTCAGCATATACACCAAAGACGGACGCATCGTGAACAACAAGTGCCAAATAGAATGGTTCTATAAACCAGAGAAGACCCTCAACTCACCGCCCTTTAAACAATTCTTCAATAACAACTCCTATATAGAACACAGAACGATTGGTGGTAGTGCGGCAGATGCTTTAGAGGGTAAACCTTACGGACTACTCACCTATGATGAAGGCGGACGATCACAGCATTTACAAGAAGAAGTTGACGGCACCTTCCTAGCTCGTCTGTTTGACTGGGGCGGCCCGTTACACATACCAAGTACACCAGACCAGACCTCTCCCTCAATCCTCTATCATTACGAACTCTACCAAAAGGGTCTAAACCGAGTAAACGGTCATTATACAATGGAAGGCCAACTCAAAGACAACCAATTCTTCCCTGAAGAGCAGATTCAGGAACAGTACGACCTCTACGAACACAATCCACTTAAAGATCAGGTACTCTATGGTAAGTTTGTCTTCGGTGGCGACTCTATCTACGACGCTCAATCCATTCTCGATGCTGAAGATGAGAGCTTAAACGACGGAATACGTCGAGAAGAGGGTCACAAGTACGTTATTGGCATAGATACAGCTATTGGAAGTGATGAACAAGTCTACACAGTCCTCGATTACACCCAAAAACCCTTCAAAGTCGTTAAAATAGTAGCTGCTAAAGGTAACTCGAAGTCTCCACAGATGCACTTAAACGACTTATTAGACCTCTACGACGCCTATAAAGACGATACAACCACCGTTTCTATCATGTTAGAGACATGGAATGGTGAATCAGCCCGCTTCTACATGGATATGCCACCACATATCAAGACAATTACCAAGTGTTACGGCTCTTGGCAGCCCGAAATACGACGCTCCGACAATAAAAACCAAGAACGACCCAAGAATCAGAGCATTAAAAAGGCTGATATACTGTTAGCGCTCCGAAAACTACTCTCTGAACGAGAAATAAAGATACCAAAGAACCCTGCACTCGTCCAACAACTGTCTATATATAAGGAAGATGACGCTGGTATACCAACAGACCGTGTAATGAGCCTAGCTTTCGCCTCCTGGTACGCCTTAGAAAAAGGCATAGTTAAAAAAGTAGTCTGGCAATCTTGGTAATTAAAGGTTATGATTTACATTAGAATGAGTCTATGATAATGAGAGAAGAATAAACAAAACAATGGACAATAAAAAACAAGAAGCACCCAAGCCAACACAGACAGAGATAAACAGAGAGTTCGCTGCTGATGTTCGGACCAAGTTCAAAACCCTTGACTCTGAAATAGCAGAGCGCAACGCCTACATTACTAAACGAGATGACTACATCTACGGTACTGGCATAAATAAAGCCCTCAACGTACCTATCGGCCACGACTTTACGCCCGTAAACTGGCTCCGACGTACTGTTGAGATACACAAGAACATGGCAATGGCGAGAGGCTTTAAAGTTATCTCCACTTCTGACGTCAAAGACCTCCAAAGCGTTGAAGACCCCCAAGAAAAGGCTCGCCTAGAGACAGAAAACCGTGCCGAACAGACCTATGCAGAAGCACGGGCTAATACTATTCGAGCAATTATAGAAGATAACGGTGGCGACGCCTTCTGGTCAGACCTTGCTGAGAACGCTTCAGCCGTTGGCACCAGCGCCGTCAAGATGTACTGGGACAAAGACGAGAAGAAAATAGAACTCTGTCAAATAGAATCTGTTGAGAATCTATACGCATTATGGTCACGGGATGACTTCCGAAGTGTTGATGCCTATGCCTATGTCTATCAAGTCAGCAAACAAGAGGCTATAAACGAGTACGGCGCTGACGAAAATGTCGCTACCAGCGCACTTGGACGCCCACTTGATGCTATTGCTCAGACAAATACCGCTATTTCTACCAATCTCGGCCAACCAATGGTCACTATCCTAGAGGTTACGGGTAAAATAGAGGGTTGGAAAGTAGAGAACGGCAAACTCCGTACCTGTAAAGTTGGTGATGAGACTGAATTAAACGCTCTTATTATTGGCGATCAGGTTACACGCCTCACTACAGACAAAGATAAGCTACCAAAGTACTACATCTTCCCTAATAAACGACAACGACGACGACCTTGGGGTATCTCGGACATCTCTGAAGCTGCCCTGACTATAAACCTCACCTATATCGAAACATTATCTGACTGGCGCACCGTTTCAGCTAAGATTAACTTCCCGAAGTTCAAAGCCTTTGGATTCGGGCCAGACCAACAGCTACCGAAACCAGAATCACGCAAGATACAGTACCTTAACCTCTCTGAGGGACAGGACATTGTAGAATTAGGCGAGTCCCAAGCTGACGGTATTGACTGGGGTAGGCAACTTGATGAGTGTAAGGAGCAGTTCGTTCGTGAGACAGGTATCTCAAGAGTGCTATTTGATGACCCAAGCGTCACACTCAACTCGAATCAAGCGCTCCTTACTTCAATGAAGCCAACCAGTGATATAGCTGAAGCTAAGAAACAACTCTGGACACCAATCTTAGTAGAAATGTTCACTGACGCCCTAGAAATCCTCGCTGCCGCTAAACCAGACGTTTATAAAGACCTTGCAGACACCGAATCAAACTGGGGTTTAAAGATTATGTGGCCGTCAGTTATGCAGAAAGAAGACCCTGTGTTCCAAAGCATGATTCTAAACCGCTTCAACGCTGGTCTTATGTCTATTCAAAGCTACTTAGAAGCACAAGGCGAAGATAAAGAAGAACTAGACCGCATCCGTCGTGAAATGCTCGATCCAGTAACCACGGCTATTCTTGGTAAGCAAACACCGCTAATTGCTCAAACCTTAATCAATGCTTCAACTGCAGAGATACAGGCTTGGACAAAATGGATGCAACCAGAAACTCAAATGCAAGCTGAACAAGCTCAAAATGAAGCAGCTATGGCAGCCAACGCTCCTGGCGTCAATCCAAACGGTGGTGGCGCTGCACAGATCAGCCCAGATAACCAGGCTACAGGTGGTGTTGGTATGCAACCAGTCTCACAACCTGGTACAGGCGCAACTGCAGCGGGCGCTCAAGGCGCACTCAATCAAACAGTACAAAATAACGGAGCATAACTATGCCTAGTGTCTCATCACTCCTAAAATCCGCACAAGCCACTCAGAAAAAGATGCGTCAGCAAGAAGATGCTTTCGTTGCCTTTGAATGGGAAAACTCCGCCCAGACCTATGATGACTTCGTAGAATATTCTAAATACCTCGATAACAGAATGCAGACGGCTGGCGATCCAAGCGACAAACTCTCGTATCAGGTAAAACTACGCAGCGCTAACCGTTCATTCGCCAGTAATGAGATACAACGAGCGCAAATGGCTATCATGGAAGGTCGTGGCGACACGTCCACCAAGATGGAAGCAATTAGAAATCTCTGGGATCGAGCTATCGCTGCTGAAGACTTTAACCTAGCTCAAAACCTCTTCTCTCAGTACGATGCTCTTTCAATCAAACTACAGAACGAGCAAGAAGCTGCTGTTAGAGAGTTCCAGGCGAAAGCTGCTGCAGGGGGCAAAGTATATGACGAACTACAACGTGATCTAACAAAGGGGTATGACGATGTAACTCTACCTACTGGCG